GGGGACCAGGATCTATTTGTGGGGAAAAGACCTCAACGCCGATGCACGTATGGACATTGTTTGTCCAAACGACGTGGTCGGGATGGTTGATGTTGACTACTACATTGAAGATCTGCCAGGCTGGCTTGCCGATAAAGGCGTGCCAGCAATGTTCTACACGTTCCAACCCTCCGAGGTTGCGAGCGAGGTTGGAAACGCCAGCCATACCTTCTTGGAGGATGGCACCGTCAAGTACTCTGTATCTGGCGGCGGCAAGTACAACCACATGTTGTGGAACTTTTCTGGCGACTCTTTTGCACACACTGAACGTGTGTGGGGCTGGCCTGTGCGCCACTCAGTATTTGCACTCGAGCGCAAACGTGTTGATGAACATCACTCGGTTATCCTAGCTGTCCCAATGGGCAGCTTCACGGGTCCGGTGACAGCAGCACTGGCGTCATGGAGGCTCAAAGCAGCACCGCTTCAAAGGTTGGAAGTGCGTGATTCAGGCTTTGCGCGTCTCGAGGTGCACACTGAGAATGGTGTGAAGGTGTCAACAGCTCGCCTTGGTCATTATCTAAGTGCCAACGTCCCGGCGGCCGTAGATAACGCGATTGAACTCGCAGCGTGGCAACTCAAGCTCACCCATGCAACCGTAGTGTCGAAGATGGTTGGATCGGGCAAGTGTGCCACGTCTGAGGGCTCTGAAGCTCTTCATGCTTACTGGTTGGCGAGAACCGGAAAGTTGGAGCTGAAACCGCGCAAGCAGTTAGAGCAAGTGTTCGTGATGGATGACCTGCATTCGTACCAGTATACGTTGACGTTACTGAATTACGAGGTAGGGAAGCCGAGCATGGTCCAATTTATGAAGCCGTTGGTAGACGCAGCTTACGCTGCGGAGCGCACTGTTGAGAACGACAAGCGTGCAGTGGAGAAACGTGTGAAACAGCCCCAAGAGAGAGCCGCGAAGGTTAAGGGGCCTGATCCGTTTGTCCGCTTGTGCATGCAGGAGTTCGTCAGCAAGCTGGTCGAGGTGATCGGCAGTGAGCTACGCCCGGTGGATTATGAGACTGTGTACGACAAGCAGGGACGCGCCAAGCAGCGCGCCGACCTCGAGGAGTCCGAGCATCGACACGATGAACACTCGGCTTCAGCCATGCAGAAGGCGGAGGCGTATGATGGGCCGAATGACCCACGCAACATCACGGTGATTCACCCGGTGTCGAAGCGTGAGTATTCGAAGTTCATGTACGCTCTTTACGCCGCTATGGCAGAGGTACCCTGGTATGCGTTCGGGAAGAAACCTGTGGACATCGCTAACGCGATGGCAGGTCTGTGTGAGAAAGCCACCAAGTGGTGGGCTGACACGGACTTCAGCCGCCAAGACGGGCACGTGCATTTCGCGACCAGACTGTTGGAACAGTTGGTCATGAATGGCGTGTTCGCCAAGGAGTTCCACGACGAGATCAAGCAATTGCTTAGATCCCAAACCTTCTTGAACGTTCGTACTCGCTTCGGTGTCCGTTACAACAGTGGGTGGAGCAGAGCCTCGGGCTCTGCGGAAACCGCTGTGTTCAACACCTTGCTCACGGCATTCATTTGCTTCCTCGGCTGGAGAATGACGAGGAAGCCCGAAGGGTTCTACGACAAGCACGAGGCATGGGAGATGCTGGGCTTGTATGGTGGAGACGACGGAGGAACGCCGGATCTTGATCCGAAGATGGCAGAGAAAGCTGCGGCTGCGATGGCACAGAAGTTAGAGATTGTCATCGTACCCAAATGGGAACCAGGAGTGCAGTTCTTGGCCAGACACTATGGGCCCGGTGTTTGGTCGGGAGACGCTAATTCCTGTTGTGACGTGAGACGACAATTGTCGAAATTCCACGTTACCACCCACCTCAACAAGGTTACCGAAGTAGGTAAGTTGTTAGAGAAGTGTTTCGCATTCAGCTTGTGCGACTCAGAAACCCCAGTCATTGGCGAATTCGTCAAAAGCGTGCTCATTCAGTACGTAATTGAGACCGGCAGTCACTACCAGTACATCAACGCACTCAACATCTGGAACTCAGACATCGAGAAACGCTCACACTATCCCAATGCCTACGCAGAGTGGATGGATGAGCTCATCGATCGTCAGTTCGAGGGACAGTTGGACCGAGGAGCTTTGGGAACCTGGTTGGGACTTCGTCCGAGTCTCGACGGATATCGTAACCCACCGTGCTTGTTTTCCCCCCCACCAGGAGAGAGAAAGCCCGACGGCGTGCTTGTCACAGATGGTGAGATTGTTCCAGAGAAGAGGGAACAGCCTCCGCCCAGTGAATCCAAGCCAGCTGACGGACCCAAGCACCGACGAGCGGAGCGGAAGGAGCACGTTCGTGGTAATGGTACTCGCAGACCACCCAATGACAACCCCACTCGTGGTGGACGCAAACCTAAGTCTGACAAAGACTGGGTACGTAATCCTCCAAACTCTCACGAGGACTTGCAGACCAGGAGTGGTCAAATTGTTGCCCAGAGACCAGCAATGGTACAACGGAAGCAGAAGTCACATAAATGATGAATAATCTAAAGTGGCCGCCAACTGTTTTCGTACCTGAACCCCAGGTGAAA